AACGTTCTATTCGTGCTTGATGACCGCAACCGCGTAGTGAATATGTGGCGCAAGAACGGGCTTAAATGCCTACAAGTAGCAGAGGGAGACTTCTAGTGACCAACCCCCTAGAAACCCTATCAGGTCACGAACCGCACACAAGCTACGAGGAACATGCCAGACGACTACTTGAAAGACTGGCAGCAGAGAAACTAGCCGCACAACAAGTAGGTAAAGTAATTATTAAGGAGGTTACACATGACTGAAACAGCATCAAAAGAACTCTGTGCCGAGCTATATAAGCTTACGGGGTGGGCAGATATTACTCATCACGGGAAATATGAAACTAAAGAGGGTTATTGGTGGCACTGGAACGAAATGTCTAGTCGGCACATTGTTGTACACCAATCAGTTGCAGCGCAATTAGAAAAAGATATTAGAGAGTTGAACAAATCATGAGCAAACATGTATGGAGATATACCACTAATACAATGGCTGTCTCGAAGTGTATAAATTGTGGGGCGATAGGTTTTAGCCCTCATATCCTACCAGAAACAGGGTGTAAGTAATGAAATATCAAGTGATTGTATCCGACCCACCATGGAAGTTACAAAAAGGTGGTAAAAAGAATGTGCGACCAAACTCATCAGGTGGAGATTTGGATTATCAGACAATTACTCTAGCCGAGATTGAAGCGATACAGATGGATTTTGCCTATAACAAGGGCGACACCAACCACGTTCTATTCTGTTGGACAATAGATAAATACCTACACGAAACCGAAACTATGCTGAAACGAATGGGGTACAAGATACACGCTCGTATGATATGGAACAAGGTCACGGGCATACCAGCAGCGTTCACAATCCGTTATGGGCATGAGTATCTATTATATTGCTACTTCGGTAAGTTATTGCCTGTGGCAGTCGCAGAACGTGGCAAGATACACTCAGTATTCACCGAGCAAGTAAAACGGCACAGTCAAAAGCCAGAGATAAGTTACCAGATAATACAACGTCTATACCCTGATGCTAAGAAACTAGAGATGTACTCCCGATACCAACGTGATGGATGGGATGGATGGGGTAACGAATATCCACCTAAAGCTACCGACCTGTCGAGCGAACACGAAGCCTCCAAGCAAGCTAGTCCAGTTAAACAAGGCATAGTACCAAAGGGGGAGAAATAAATGGTTCATAGATTGAGTGATAATAAATTAAATAATAAGGAGGACATTATGTCCAAGCAAGAAACAATAACATTAAATGGTAAGACTTATATTGAGTTTGACCCGACCAACAAGGACATCAAACCAGCGGTCGAGACAGACCATGTCATCATCATTGCTCAGCGTGGGTGGATATTTGAGGGGCACAAGGACAAATCTGTAACTAATAAAATCCAGTTACTCAATGCTAACGTGGTTCGCTCATGGTCTAACCAAAAGGGCATTGGTGGACTGTGCAAAAAAGCATTGAAGTCAGAGTATAAACTAGACGAAGTTGGTACTATATCTTTCGCAAATGAGAGTATAATTGCCGAACTATCAATAGTGGAGTGGTAATATGAGCTACGCTAGAAATGCTAATACAGCAGACGAAGTACGCCCTATGTCGTTAGATGGTACTAGTAAGAACGGCTACGGCTACGGCAACGGCTACGGCTACGGCTACGGCGACGGCGACGGCAACGGCTACGGCGACGGCTACGGCGACGGCAACGGCTACGGCGACGGCAACGGCGACGGCAACGGCTACGGCGACGGCTACGGCTACGGCAACGGCTACGGCTACGGCTACGGCAACGGCTACGGCGACGGCAACGGCTACGGCTACGGCTACGGCAACGGCAACGGCGACGGCAACGGCGGTATACTATGACTACCCCACCATCACAAGATGAACTGCGAGATATTATTGAGGTTGTTTACAATCGTGGTGTCGATAAGGGTATAAACCTTGATGCCAATGATGGTGACGTAATAATTGACAACGCAGTAAATAAAATACGCACAAACCCCCCCACACTCAATGGGGTTGTAAGTGATGAGATGCGTGAGCAGGTGCTAGGCTGTATTGCTCCACACATGACACCTAAAAGTGACAATGGTGCAAAATGGGCTGTAGACAATCTTATGCTTCTCATCACCCAGCAAACAACAGCAGCACGAATAGATGAGCTGGAACATACTCAGCACGATTTTACACACGGTGAAAGTAGTGCGGCGTTCGATGACGGCAGAACCTATGAGCAACTCCTCAATAAACAGCGGCTCACAGAGCTAAAGAAAGGGCTGAAATGAAGCTAGAAGATAGACTAAATGAAGCTGGTACGCCCATAGGAATACACAGAGTTTCATTCAAGGGTGATGTGGTAAACAATATCGCAGAAAAAGATAGCAGAACGGAAGCTCGTGAAGCCATCTATAAAGACCTAGACACGTTGTTGGGCAAAAATGAACCCATAGACGTAGGCAGATATGAGAATGGCAGAGATATGTGGGGCGAAGAATGGGCGAGATTACATAATGCAGAGCCGAAAGCCCGTAACAACCATCGTGCCGAGCTTCGTAATAAACTTAAAGGATACTGTGGGGTTGAGGGATGAAAGATGACAACTTAGCTGAACAACTACTTGTTGGGCTAAAACAACTAGATACAAACATTAAACGCCTATACACTACTCACCTAGAACTAGGGTTGCATTTAACCGACCCACATCTAAAAACAATAGAGGATATGTTAAAAGTAGCATACGTTAATGAGTGTCTAAAGGGATTGAAATGACCGCACACAACCTCCCACCTCAACACCAAGAAGTAGCTCAGAAAGCAACTGACAGAATAAAGCAAAGCATAGCGAGAGTACTATTTAAGGCTACAGAGGGGCTAGAGCCTACTATTAATGTGTTGGGGAAAGATGAAGAACATGTATAGCTTTCCACCAGATACACTCTATCAAACACTGTGTACTCCTAAAGCATTTAGATTACACCCTGGTTCACCACTATGGCAGTATGACGGTCAGTTTATATGGCTATTAAGAGAAAATAAGAAGTAGCCCCCTCGGTGCCGCTCAAAGGCGAGAAGCGGTAAATGCGGCCTCGTAAAAGCAGCCGAGACTATCTGTTTGCATCTATTATTTTCATACCGGATATGCTATAATGTACTTACTATTTCCTCTTGTCTAACTGCGTCATTTTATGGCGTTTTTTCATATTGAAGCGAGGTGCAGCAGTCCTGTACCTAGTACCTTACACGTAAGAACGCTAACCAGTTGGTTAGAGTTTATAGTGCGAGGACACACAGACAAACACATGATTTATATTCTATCTCTTGGCGCCAAAAATCAAAACAATCTGTGTGCCTCGCCTCGATATGAAGATTTATAAACCTAATTGAAAGGTTATATGACAGACATAAAAGTTTTCAAAATAGCACCCGTTGTATTTACTAAAGATGCCCTATGGTTAAACACTAAGCCATCAATACAACCAGGAGCTATTGTATTGCTACCGCAAGATGCAGTTCTATATATACCTAAAGAGGTTGAAATGACCCATCTAAATACTCAAAGAATATCAATAGCATCGGGTAATGGAACGGCGAAAATGCCAAAGGTGATAAACATCTTATGACCCCCCAACAAATAGACCACGAGAACCAAATCATAGAAGCCTTTGTAGACGATCACCAAGCTAAGTACGAAAAGGGTGCTATAGAACATGCACCAGGCTTCTTAGGTGAAGTACCGGCTGACCAACTCTTAGACATGGGTATAGAAGAAGTCCTAGACCAAGCATCATACCTTTACACGCTAAAACCAAAACTAACTGCCCTCTTGAAGTTCAAAGACAAAGTAACAAAAGCTGTTACCAATTGCTCACAGAATGATATGCATAGTCAGATTTATATTGAATTACTTGATGCGTTGGAGGAGATTAAATGAGCTTAGATGACAAGCTAGAACAATTGCTTAAGGCGTTAGTATTCGATAACTGGCATGACGATGGATATCTACCGAGTTATAAAAAAGCCATCAAACAAGCATTTGCTGATGCAGGATATCTAACACCAGAACAGGCTAAACAGGTTCAAGAGTTAGTAAATAGAATGGTTGATACCGCCCATAAAATGGTCGGTGTACCTAAATATCCAACAGATGAAGAATGGAAGGCAGCAAAGAAATGACCCTAACCCTTTTCAACTACTACATCACTATAACCAAACACCCCTACAGAAACATCAGGACTATTCAGATTATAAAGAATGGAAAGTTATATGACTAAAGCAAACGAATGGCTAGAGTTAGCCAAGCAGAACCACGCAAAGATTATTAAGAGGTTTATGGGAGTATCAAATGCCTAAGCAAACATATAGCAATTACTACCGCGAATACTTTAAGACTGAAAAAGGTCATGCAGCTTTATATGCAAGCAAAGCAAGATACCACGCAAGACTACATGAAGCATTCCCAGGCATGGCAATAAACAAAGCCGCTAAGTTATACAAGATGCAAAGGGATGCGCTCAATGTCTAAGAAAGCACTAGGTAGACCAACAGACTATACTAGTGAGCTTGCTGATACTATCTGTGAACGATTAGCTAATGGTGAAAGCTTAGTAACTATTTGTAAAGACGATACTATGCCATCTCGTACCGCTGTACATGAATGGTTGAATGAAAAAAGCCCAGTGTTTAAACAAGATTTTCTGAACAATTACGCACGCGCACGAGAAGATCAGGCTGATTACAAAGCCGATGAAATAGAAGATATTGCTGATAAAGTCCTAAGCGGCGAAGTTAGACCCGATGCTGCAAGAGTTGCTATTGATGCCAAGAAGTGGACAGCCTCCAAACTACGACCTAAGCGATACGGTGACAAAATTGATATGACGAGTGGTGGAGACAAAATAGAAACTAATACAATCGTATTTACGGATTTTAGGCATGATACAAAAAGTAAGTAAGATCTACAAACCCTTATTTACTGAGCATCCCCGCTATTTCATATTGATCGGTGGCCGTGGTGCTGGACGTTCAACAGTTGCATCACAGTTTGCCAATGCAAAGCTTATAGCTCCGGAGTATTTTAGGTGTGCAATCATGCGGTATATCTTAGGTGATATACGCAACTCTATATTTAGAGAGATTACTGACCGAGCAGAAGAAAATGGTATAGATGAAAAGCTAAACATACGAGATATGACTATTGAGTACGGTGCTAACAGTATCAACGCCGTAGGTTTTCGTAAGTCTAGTGGCGATCAGAAGTCAAAGCTTAAGTCACTCGCATCATACAACTGTGTGATTATCGAAGAAGCTGATGAGATACCAGAAGATGACTTTATGCAGCTCGATGATACATTGAGAACCATTAAAGGTGACATCACAATTATTCTTCTGCTTAACCCACCAGCTAAAGATCACTGGATATTAAAAAGATGGTTCACCCTAGAGGATAGTGAGCAAAAGGGTTTCTATATACCTAAACTTAAGCCAGAGTGCAAAGACACCGTAGCAATTATAAGCGAT